AGAAAAAGACCTGAACCAACCGCTTGTTGCCAATGATGAGCGAGCAAAAGCATACGCTCACATTCAACCAATAAAAACGTCTCTCAATCGGGTTGAGCTTGGCATCCTTGACCAGACCATAATCATCTTTTCTGACTCGCACTTCTGGCCCGGGGAATACACAACTGCCTACAAGGGTTTGCTGTGGGCAATCAAAGAGCTAAAACCTCATGCAGTCATCAGCAACGGTGATGCTTTTGACGGGGCTACGATTAGCCGCCACCCGCCTTTGGGCTGGAATCATATGCCTAGCGTAATTGAAGAGCTAAAAGCAGTTCAAGCGCACCTTGGTGAGATTGAGGAAGCAGCCAAAGCAGCACGACACAATTGCAAGTTACTGTTTACATGGGGCAATCACGACACACGCTTTGCCAACAAACTGGTTAGTCAGGCTCCCCAGTACAAAGAAGTGCATGGATTTAAGTTGGAAGACCATCTACCAGCATGGGAGTTTGCATGGTCTGTTTGGCCTACAAAAGACTGCGTTATCAAGCACCGATATAAGAACGGTGTTCATGCTGCCCACAACAACACTGTAAACGCAGGAATCAGCATCGTTACTGGTCATTTGCACAGCCTAAAAGTTACCCCTTTTGCTGATTACAACGGCAATAGGTACGGCGTAGATACGGGAACACTAGCAGAACCTTATGGGCCACAATTTGATTACGGAGAAGGAAACCCATTAAACCATAGGTCTGGATTTGCAGTCCTGACATTTAAAGGTGGTAGGATTTTGTGGCCTGAGCTAGTTCACAAGTGGGACGAAAATCAGGTTGAATTTCGGGGTCAAATCATCAACGTATAGGAGTTACCATGTATCAGTTTGAAATGCTAATTGAGTCGGGTTCTATCACCATCGACACTGACGATATGAACGTCATCAAGGTCATCCAGGACGCAGCCGCTTACTACGAAGCAAACGGTTGGGAAGTCGTGGAAGACATCGAAGAAGACGAAGAAGAAGTTGAAGAGGACGATGAGTCCGAAGACGATTGGGAAGAAGACGAAGAAGCCTAATCGGGGTAAATCATAGCCAGAGCATCATTCAATGATGCCTGGATTTTAGACACGACTTGCTCAAAAGGTAGGTCGTGTTTTCTATGTTGACGCAGTATTTCGTTTATCTCATGGAGTGTCTGCCAAGCATACCCTGAGTGGATAGCTTTAATAGCCTCTTCTTCGTCATTGAATGTGGCGTTGATTTTCATGTTCATTCCTTAGTCTTTCTCTTGCTTGGTTTAGGACAATTCTTAGGCACATCGGCTACACACCAAACAGCCTCTGGCGGCTTTTGATGCTTCCCTAACAGCCACCTATCAATGTAACAATCTGCCATCTTTTTTAGGCAAGTGCGTACAACCCGTGAATCAATAAACGTCTTTGTGCAGATTTCTGAGACTGTCAGGCCATCGGGGAAGTTATGCAGCAAACCCCGAATAATTGGCGCTTTTGGTGCATGGCGGACATTCTCAAAACTCATTACTCTTCCTTTAGCTTAACTTCCACTTCTTCAGTTGCGCCAATGTGGTACACATTACCTTCGCCATCTGTACACACACTGTACATACCGTCGATGTGGTGGAAATTTAGCTCCAGTCCATCTTTGAGCACGATTGTGCTATTTCTTGGCACGTTATATAGTTTCACTTTGAGCCACCATTTCGTTTAAGACAATTTCTACCTCGGCCTGCGCCGCCATCCCATCTTCATACCCGCGAGCATAAGAGTTCTGCTCCATAGCAATCAGTTGGTTGATTAGGCGCTGCTGTATCTCGCAGATGCGCGTTAGGCTGTCTAGTGCTAAATCACGTTTGCTCATGTGTTTAACTCCTTTATTTTTCGTTCAATCTTTTTGCACAACCATTCATCGTAGTCACCGTTATATTGGCAAATGCTGTCAATAGTTTCTCTAATGTCGGCATCTGAAAGCCAAATCCATTGGCGCTTTGGTGGCCCAGCATAAAGTGCCATACCCACAGGCAAAACCATTGCGGGGTTTATTGGCTCGTAGGTAAACCGCCCACCGTACACCCCAGTCACTCGCGCCACAGGCTCCTGCGCTGGCTGTGGTGGTGGCAACGGGTCAACCAAGCTAATAATTGCACTCATAGCATCCATAATGTGCATGCCAAAGGGCGGTAGGTACTTGTTGATTACGGACACTATGGCTTCCAGCCTTTGACGGTCATTCATCACCCTTCTCCTTTGCGTCATCAATCAGTTGTTGTTTGACAAACTCCAAGCAGCCAATCACGGTTGCCATATACAGGCTGTCATCGTATTCGTGGATAGTGGTGAGCAGGTCTTCCACTAGGTTATCAACAAGTTTCCCTTGGTTTAGGTTCATGTGTTTTTCTCCTTAATTGGTGCGGCATAAAGCGCCATGCCAACAGGCAAAAGCATTGCTGGATTTATTGGTTCGTAGGTAAACCGCCCACCATACACCCCAGTCACCCGCGCCACAGGCTCCTGCGCTGGCTGTGCCAAGGCTGCTTTGACGGCGGTGATGGCTTGTTCGTGGTCTTCCACCCCTTGCTTCATACTAGCTAGTTGGGCCTTGCGTGTTGGATACCCGTGCCGCCAATCAGCTTCATAGGCATGCCGAACGGTATCAATGCTCTCTTCCAACGCCTCAAGCGCCAGCTTCAATGCTTCACGTTCCATTGTTCTTCTCCTTGAGGGCATCCATTACCGCCTGCAACAGTTTGATGGGGTACAGGTAGTTGTTGTTTTGTTTGATGATGTCAATCGACTCTTCATCCGTCAGCCCTACCCACGGGCGCTTGTAGACCTGTATGTCATCGTCGTCTTCATCCATTGTTTTTCTCCCATTCTGTATAGCGGTATTCATACACGGGAAATAAGCCAAATAGCCATGTGCCAACTTGCACTCGCTCAATTCTGCGGTGTTCTATCTCAGGCGCATACTGGTCTGGTCTGTTGCGTATACGCAGAAAGTCATCTTTAAAGTTTGTCAGGCTCATGTGTTCTTTTCCTTAAGCTGCTTGGTTGCCCACTCAACACCATCTACCCACGCAGCGGCGGTTTGCAAGGCGTATCTAGTGCGGCATAAACCTTGGGTAACTTCACCATCCGTCAACCCTACCCACGGGCGTTGTTGTGGGGTGGTATAAATGGGTACGCTGCCGCCAAGTTCTTCGTGATACACTCTCACTTCACCATAGATTCCGTCACGCAAGTCATTCAGCGCCATTGATGCAATGTAGCCCGCTGGTTCTTGCTGCGCTGACTGTGCCAAGGCTTCTTTGAGTTCCTCTACTTCTGCCTCAAGGTCACAAATTTGGCATGAACGTGCCAAACTGCCATGAATACAGTCTCGCAACTTGTCCGCAGCCATAGCACGCTTGGCCCGATAGCCGCCGCCCCACGCACCTTGCCTGAGGGCGAGTTCGTCGAACGCTTTGTCTTCAGGTGTTTTCATTTTTAATCTTCCTGTCAATTTCTTTCATCATTAGCTCGAAGTAGGCTTCGCGTATACCAAGCCCTGAGCGCTCAACAAGTTCGTCCGTCAAGGTCACGGCGTAAACCAAGTCCTTCCAAGGTTTTGACTCGTCAACGTATCGCACTTGCAAAATCCAAGTCATAAAAAACTCCATACGATTAAGGCAACACCACCTACGACAAACAGCACCACCATGACGGTCAACGCTGTGAACAACAGGCTGACCAGCATGTCCTCATCGTCGTCGTTCATGCTTTGCCCCTTGCTCTGATTGCGTCTGCAAAATGCAGCCGTGACGGATAACGGACATGGCTTTCACACAGCTTGGCGCACTCTTCACGCTCATGCGCGGCTACTAACTCGGCAAACTTTGCAAGCGGCTCATCAATCAATGAATGTGTAGCCTGAATACATTGAGTCTGATATTTTTCAGAGTCGTTATCAACAATGAAGCCAGCTTGTTTAGCCAGTGCTTTTATGTCCATTTCTCCCTCGCTTTCAGCATTGCGTCTGCCCGTGCATAGCACCACTCTGCGGCATCTACATGGCCTCTTAATGGGCAAGCCTGCATAGCCAGCCCAGCGTAGTGTTCACGCATGGTCATGTCCCTGGCAAAGCCGCCATGTACTTCTTTCCATGTGGGGTTTGTTTCTTCTTTCATGCTTGCTCCTGCAGTTCAGTTAGTCGAACCTTCAATCGCATAATTCGCCGGTAGTTGTACTCAACCATACTGTGTGCGTAGTCCAATGCAGTCTCAGCTTCAATTTTTGCCCGCTGTGCTTGCACTAGCTCTTTAGCCACCATCTCCAACGGTGTTGGAATAGTCAATAGGCGTTTCACCATTTGAATCATTTGCAATGCTCCGTTAAGAGTGCCGCCACTGTGCCGCACTGAGGTTCATAGCTTGCATAGCCCATGTAAATCCCTGTTGCAAGGATTACAGACACAAGGCCAACAAGGGCAAAGAAGTCCATGATGTATTTCATTGGTTATCCTTTAACATTTACTCTAAGAACATACCTAGCAAAGTGTTTTTTCTTGCTGCTTGATGTGTCCTGGGAGGTACTAACTCAGGCGGCAACTGCGAATTGATACCCTTGCTTTCCCTCCCGAAAATCAAAAGGGTAAATCGGAGTCATCGTCCTTGGGAAAACCATCATCTCGCGGGAAACCATCTTTAGGCTTTGGAGTGTTGAGGTATGCCCAGCCATTCCAGCCGCCTTCAATCACAGGAATGGAGTCCAGTTTCAACTGCTTACCATTCTTTGTTTCGATGATGGAACCAATCTTTTGGTAGTTGTTTTTCTCAACGCCGTCTTTGGTGTACTTACCGTTCACTACTGTCACTTCGTATAACTTAGCCATTTTTAACCCTTTGAAAGTTCAGATTGCTTTTTGATTGCGCTGCGAGTCTTGCTGTCAAGCATTCCCCACAGTGCTGTTTTTTCCTCGACATCAACGATGCCCTGGAACTCTTCCAATGCGCCGACAACATCATCTGCTGCCATGCGGTCATTGATTGCTTGCGCCACCACAGCAAGCGTGTTTGTACGCCCTGGTGACACCAATTCAGTCTTAGCTGCTGCAATGCGAGGGCCGCGAGATGCTGCGTTGCCATCATCGTCTTCAGGAGCTATCCCACAGGCCGCCATGAGGCTGTAGCGCCGTGCATAGGTCAGTGCGCTGCCATACCCCTGCGGGTCTTGCTTGCCCGCTGGAACGTGCAGTTTGCCGCACTCCAATGTCTCGCCAGACTCATGGATAAAAACAGTCTCCACGGTCACGCCTGTGCTGTCCTCAGAGGTGCGTTGCACCAATGCGATACCTGCGTTGTTGAGGCTATCAATGACTGCTTCGATGCAGCCTGACAAGTCCACATACTTGCTGCGAAAGTGTGGGTTGGTCGATGTCTTGAGTGCAGGGCCAAAAGCCTTCTGTGCTTTGACCAGTGCTGTTGCGATTTCTTTCATTTTGTTTCCTTGTAAATTTGGTTCAGTTGTTCTTTGTGCCATTCGATACGCTCATCTTGAATTTCTATCCAGCGGCAAAGCTGATTCACATAGATTTCCAAATAGAGGGTAGGATTACCGCTGCTTTTGCAATATTCAATGATTTCTTTGGCATCGAATGATG